GTCAAGGGCGGCATCGGCTGGGTCGAGGTCAGCCGCGCCACCGACCCGCTGGACTACCCCATCCGCACGCAAGAGGTCGACCGCCGGGAAATCTACTTCGACTGGGAGGCGCTGAACCTCGGCCTGAGCGACGCGCGCTGGCTGATCCGAAAGCGCTGGTACGACCTGGACGAGGCCTGCGTGTGGATGCCCGAGCACGAGGAAGTGCTTCGCCAGGCCATCAACGGCTGGGACCTGACGCTGCTGCCCGACACCATGGCGCACGCGCTGCGCCAGAGCTACAACGCCGAGCGCGAGACCACCATCGACCGCGACGAGTGGGCCGACAGCGCTCGCCAGCGCATCAAGCTGTTCGAGGTCTGGTATCGCGTGCCGGCATCCGTGGTGGTGCTGCACACCGGCCCGGGGCGGCGCGTGCAGTACGACGAGAGCAACCCGCTGCACGTGATGGCCCTGCAGCGAGGCATCGTGAAAGCCAGCCGTGCCACCACGATGCAGGTGCGCATGGCGATCTTCGCCGGCCCGCACCGCCTGCTGGACCGCGGCACCAACGCGCGGGCCTTCCCCTACGTGCCGTTCTTCGGGTTCCGCGAGGACGGCGACCGTAGCCCATACGGCCTGATCGAAGGAATGATCGCGCCGCAGGATGAGTACGGCATCCGGCGCAACATGATCAACTGGCTGCTGCAGGCTCGCCAGATCAAGGCCGACTCCGACGCGCTGGACCCGGACTACAACAACATCAAGGACCTGGAGCGCGAGGCGATGAGACCGGACTTCATGGCCGTCATGAACCCGAATCGCAAGAACGCCAATGCCTTGAGCATCGAGTCCAACCTGCAGCTTCAGCAGGAGCAACTGGCGGCGATGCAGGACGCCAAGCAGTTGATCCAGGAAGTGCCGCGCGTGTACTCCACGCAACTCGGCGACGCGCCCAGCGGCGTGACGTCGGGCGTGGCCATCCAGTCGCTGACCGAGGCTGGCGCGACGGCCATGGGCGAGCTCAACGACAACTACCGCTACGCGCGGCGACTTGTGCACGAGCGCATGCTGGACCTCACTGTCGAGGACCTGAGCGCGCGTGACCTGCGCGTGGTGCTGGGGTCCGGGCAGTCCAAGCGCGTGGTGGTGCTCAATGCCTGGGGGCCGCGCGGCGAGCCCATCAACCACGTGAAGGACGCGCCGATCAAGGTGGGCCTGTCCGACGTGCCATCGAGCCCGGCCTTCCGGATGCAGGAGCAGCAGCAGATGAGCGTGATCATCGGCGCGCTGCAGAACAACCCCGCGGCCATCAACGTGCTGGCTCCGGCCTTCATCGAGGGATCGAGCCTGAGCAACCGCAAGGCGCTGGCCGACGCATTGCGCCGCGCAACCGGCCAGCCGGTGGAAGGCGACCGCAGCCAGCAGGATGCCGCACAGAAGGCGCAAGCGCAGGCGCAGGCGCTGGAAATGGCCAACAAGCAGGCTGAAACGCAGGAGCGCCAGACCAAGGCGCTCGTGAACCAGAGCCAGGCGCGGCTGAACATGGCGCGCGCCCAGCAGATGGGCACCGAATCCGCGCTGCGCGTGCACGAGGCCATGAACCCGCAGCCGCAGCCGGCGGCCAACGACGAGCAGACGCTCATCGACGACGCCATCCGCGAGGCCCGCGGCGGCCGATGACCTGACAGGAATCGCCCGCGCAGGTGCCGGCCTGCGCACGAGGGTGTAGACGCCGGCATCCCACTCCCCCAGCGCCGTTGATCCATCGCGCGGCCTGGTGCGGTACTCAAGCGACGGTGACGACATCAAGCCCGCACGGAGCAATCCGCTGCGGGCTTTGTCGTTTCGGGCTCCCGGCCGTGATTCGGGAACGAGGAAGCATGTCAACCCTGGATGAACTGGACCCCTTCAGCCCCGAGTACGAGGCCGAACTGGAGCGCCTTCAGAACGAAGAAGACGCGGCCAACGGCAACGTGGAACGCGGGGCCCGGCCGGCGCAAAGCGAGACCAGCGCCGACCCCGACGACGACTCCGGCAGCCGCGAAGGCGAGGCCAACGAGCAGACCAACGCCGACGCCGGCGCGAAGCCTGCGGATGGCGCGCCTGTTGCCGACGACACCAAGACCGAAGCGGGTGCCCAGGCGCAGGAGGCACCCACCGCTGACGGGAAGGTCGCCGGCGTGGCCAGCAAGGACGGCACCAAGGTGCTGCCCTACGGCGCCCTCAAGGGTGCGCGTGAAGCCGCCAAGGCAGAACGCCAGGCCCGCGAGCGCGCCGAAGCTGAAGCCGAGCGGCTGCGCGCCGAGAACGAAGCCCTCAAGCAAGGCAAGCCGCTGCCTGCGGCCAAGGCCGACGCCGAAGGCGACGAACTCAGCGCCGATGACCTCGAAGACCTGAAGAACCTTTCGCCCGAGATGGCGGCCAAGGTCGAGCGACTGCAGAGCAGGGCCAAGCAAGCCCCCGCCGAGCAGGCCGCGGAAGACCCGGCCGCGGCCAAGGAGCGCGAGCGCGACGCGGTGCAAGAGGACATCGACAGCGTGCCGGCGCTGGTCGAGTGGCAGACGAGCGACCCCGAGAAGTGGTCGCGCGCCGTGGCCATCGACGATGTGCTCAAGACCTCGCGCAAGTGGGCCGACAAGCCCCGCGCCGAGCGCTTCGCCGAGGTGGCCCGCCAGGTCGCCGACGAGTACGACATCCAGATCGACAGCCCGACCTCGGGCAGCAACACAGCAAGCAACCGAGCCACGACGGCCGCGCCGCAGATCGCGCGCACGCCGCCGAGCACGCTCAGCGATTTCAAGGGCGGCAAGCCCCCTGCGACGGATTCTGCGGCGGACCTTTCGCCCGCGGCGCTGCACAGGAAATTCGCCGGCATGTCCGACGAAGAGATCGATGCGTACCTCTCAAGGCTCGGCTGAACACCAACCGTTCTTCTGAGGAAACACCATGTCTGGTACTTCCGTTCCGGCCGGCTCGTCGCTGGCCCTGACCCAGCAGTCCGTTGCGCTGTCGGCGCAACTCACCCGCGCCCCTGGCAACCTCAACGCGCTGATGGGCCCGGCCCCGAAGCAGTCCGACGCCGAGCGCATGCTCAAGCGCCAGTCCGACCCGGCCATGCCGCTGGTGCGCATCACCGACCTGTCCACCGACCCCAAGGGCGACAAGGTGACGGTGGATGCGTTCGACGTGGTGGGCGGCAAGCCCATCATGGGCGACCGCAACGCCGAGGGCATGGGCAAGCGGCTGTCGAGCTCGCAGTTCAGCATGCTCATCGACCTGGCCACGTTCAACGTGGATGCCGGCGGCAAGATGAGCCGCCAGCGCACGCGCTGGGACCTGCGCCGCATCGCCAAGACGGCCGCGCTGGACTACTTCAAACGGCTGCGCTGGCAGCGCGCCATCGTGCAGTTGTTCGGCGCCCGCGGCCATCAGGTGGGATCGTCGTGGGACATCCCGCTGGCCACGGATCAGGACTTCACCGAGATCATGATCAACGTGAACGCCGCCGGCACCAACGTGCAGTGCCCGACGTACAACCGCCACTACGTCATCAACGGCACGGGCCTGACCCGCGGCGGCCTGCAACTCGGCTCGCTGGCCACCAGCGACAAGTGGAAGTTGTCCAACCTGGACAACCTGGCGCTGATCCTGGAAGCCATGGAGACCAAGATCCCGCCGCCGCGCTTCTACGGCGACGAGCAGGCCACCGACGCGCCGCTCAAGGGCGTGCTGATGATGCCCCCGGGCTCGTACAACGACCTCATCACGGACATGACCAGCGGGTCCAACCTGCGGGCATTCCAGAGCGCGGTCGAGCAGCGCCAGAAGTGGGCCAAGGACACGGCCATCTTCCGCGGCGAGTGCGGCATCTGGCGCGGCATCCTGGTCAAGAAGATGGAGCACACGATCCGCTTCGACGCCAGCGGCTCGTTCCAGTACATCGCGGTGGCCAACCGGCTGACCGAGACCGAGAGCACGGGCACGGTGCCGGCGCTGTCGGGCACGCACCACGCCGAGCGCTCGGTGCTGCTGGGCGGCCAGGCCCTGGCCTGCGCTGAAGGCGCGAGCAACAGCGGCGAGGTGGCCTCGATCATCGAGAACACCTACAACGCCGGCCGCAACTACGAGTACATCACCGAGTTCATGGGCGGCGAGAAGAAGTTCCGCTTCGCCTTCCCGAACGCCAACGGTGACTCGGAGCCCACCGACAACGGCGTGATGGTGATCGACGCGGCTTCGCCCGACGTCGCGGCCTAAAGCACGACGCGATTCACTGACCAACAGGAGAGTTCAACATGGCCCAATACAAGGCCCTTTCCGTTTCGGGCGACCGTGGCGGCTTCATGCAGGCGTTCGGCAACGCGGTTGCCGGCTACGACGTGGCAACGCCTTCTGCGGCGCTGGCGCTCAACGACACCGTGGACCTGATCTGGGTTCCCGGCGGCACCACGCTGCTGGACCTGGAGACCTGGAACGGCGACCTGGACACCGGCACCACGCTGCAGTTCAAACTGGGCTACCGCAAGGCGAAGTCCACCGACGTCTACAGCGGCACGATGGTCGACGACGATGACTACTTCGGCGCCACGCTGACCACGTGGCAGGCCGCGGTGCTGAAGTCGGCCGCGACGCGCTGGGCGTTCACGCCCATCACGTTCAACACCGACGTGATCATCACCGCGACCATCACCGCGGCCGCCACGAACGTGACCGGCACGCCGTCGATCAGCGCGATCTACCGCGGCATCGCACGCGGCATCAAGTAACCCATTCGGGTTGTCTCCCCTGCGGGTTCGCCCGCAGTTGCCTCACGGGGCCGGCTCTCACGGGTCGGCCCCGTCTTTTTTCCAAGGAGCAGACATGATCCTGGTTCGCTATGTGGGCCTGAAGGATTCCGAGACCGACTGCGTGGCCGGCACCGGCGTGACGTGGATCGGCAAAGGCGACGTTCAGCCCGTTCCCGACAAGGCCTGGGCCAAGCTGAGTCAGCACCCCGACGTGTGGGAACTGGTCGAGGGGCAGTCGGCTCCGGCCACGTCCGAACTGGCCGCGGCGACCATCACCAAGTCGGCGGCGCTCGATGCGCGCGAGGCCGCGCTCAACGAACGAGAGCGGGCGCTCGATGCGCGCGAGGCCGAGTTGTCGGCGCGCGAGGCTGCGCTGCAGGCCAAGGGACCGGAGGACGACAAGGGCTCGGACAGCGAAGGCGGCGACCCCGACGCCGACCTCTACAACATGAACACCGACGCGCTGCGCAAGTACGCGACGGACCACCAACTTGCCGTCGACCTGGCGCTCAAGGGCTCCGCGCTGCGCCAGGCCGTGAGCGCGGCCCGCAAGGCAAAGGCCTGAGCCATGGCCTTCACCGGTCAGCAGATCATCGACCGCGCCCTGGCCAAGGCCAATGACGAAAGCGCCGCCTACTGGGGAGCCGTCGAAAACCTGCGCAGCGTCAACGATGCGCAGCGTGCGGTGGTGAGCCGGCTGCCGGCGGCCGGCGCCACGTCGGCGATGCCAACGCTGGCGGCCGGATCGCGTCAAACGCTGGCCGGGCTGACGCTGCAGGGCTTCGAGGTGCTGGACGTGGTGTGCAACGTCTCCGGCACGACTCGCGGTGCACCCATCCGCAAGTGCCCGCGATCATGGCTGGACGATCACGTCAGCGGCTGGCACGTGCAGACCGCATCGGGCGCCTCCGAATACTGGGCGTATGACGAGCGCGACCCGACCGCGTTCTACATCTGGCCGCACAACGGAGCCAAGGTGGAACTGGTCTACGCCGCGCTGCCCACCGACCTGGCCAGCTTGTCCAGCAGCATCGGCATCAACGACATCTACGCCGACGCGATGCAGTGGTACGTGCTGTTCGCCATGTACTCCAAAGACCTGGAGAAGGCCAAGGGGGCGCAACTGGCGCAGACCTACTGGAACCTGTTCCTGTCGTCCCTTGGGTTGCGCGAGCAGTCCATCGTGAAGAACGCGGCGGCCGCCACCAACAAGGAAGTCTCATGATCGTCGACACCGCAGGCTTCACGACCTGGGCGACCATGCGGCCGACCGTGCTGCGCCGGGCGCCCGAGTGCCCGTCGTTCCTGATCGACGACGCGCTGAAGAACGCGGCCGACGAGTTCTTGCGCGTCTCGCGCGTGTGGCGCACGGCCTTCGGCACGCTGCTGACCACGGTAGCCGACACGGCGGTCTATGCCTACACCGCGCCGACGAATGCGCAGGTGTGGCAGGTGCAGACGGCATGGATCGGCACCGACGAACTGACGCCGATCGAAGCCGGCGACGAAGCCGACGACGAACCCGGCGACACCGACGAACTGCCGCGCATCTTCGCGCGCAAGGTCGACAAACTGGTGCTGACGCCACTGCCTGCCACTGCCGGCGCGGTGGTGAAGGGCACGCTGTCGCTGCGCCTGTCGTCCGCGGCTGTCGGCATTCCGCAGGAGGCCTGGCAGGAATGGTCCGATGAGATCGCCTGCGGGGCCGCGGCCATCCTGGTGACGGAGCCCAACAAGCCCTGGAGCAACCCGGGCGCGGCATCGTTCCTGCGCGGCGTCTTCAGGGACGGCATCAGCAGCGCATCCAACTCGGCCGGGCCGACGCGGCGTGTGCCCATGAGGGTGACGCCGGTATGACGCTGATCTGCGCCGATACCAAGTTCCTGGGCTGCAACACGTCCATCAACCCCAAGGACCTGGGGCCGGGCCTTGGCGAGTCGGTGTCCAACCTGGACAACGACCACGGCGACCTGCGCGGCCGGCGCGCGGCGCTGACGGTGCACACGCTCACCGGCTACGGGTCGACGCAGCAGCAGTCGATCTACCGCGCCGGGCGCGAGACGGCCAGCGACACGCAGTATTGGTACGCCTTCACCATCGACGTTGACTTTGCTCGCTCGCTGCTGGCAAACGATCCCACCGAGCGGGTCTACGGCACCGGTGGCGTGCTGTCCAGGCCCTACTACACCGACAACACGTTCCACGCCGGTGGGCCGCCCTATCCGACTGGCGGCTACCGGCTTGGCGTGCCGGCGCCGGCGGCAGGCATGACCGCGGCCATCAACACAGCCGGCGAGGGCAGCAACCAGACGCGGCTGTATGTGTCGACCTACCTGCGCTACAACGACGACGAGAGCGCGCCCAGCGATCCGGTGAAGATCGTGGTTCCCGGCGGCAGCTCGGTCAACCTGAGCAACTTCCCGGCCAACCCGCACGCCGAGGTGGGCGTCGACCGCCGACGCATCTACGTGAGCACGGGCGAAGAGTTCCGCCTGTGCAACGGCGGGCCGCTGGCCACGGCGACGCTGACGGATGCCGGCGACCGAGGGCCCATCCTGCAGACCGGTGGCAGCACGGCAAAGCCGGCGTGGGTGGAGCCTCCCGACGACATGACCGGCATGATCGAGTTGTGGTCCGGGATGCACGGTGCGTTCTTCAAGAAGCAGTACCTGACCTGCCAGCCATTCAACCCGCACGCCTGGCCTCTCCAGTACAGAAGGCAAGTGCCCGACCGCATCGTGGGCTCCGCGAAGTGGGGTCAAAACTGGCTGCTGGCAACCACGGGCCTGCCGCGCGTTGTGATGGGCACCACGCCGCTGGCGATGGTCGACGCGCCGATCTACTTCCGCGAGGCCTGCCTGTCCAAGCGCTCGGTGGTGGGCGTCGGCCATGGCGTGTGCTGGGCAAGCTCGCGCGGCCTGTGCTACCACGGCCAGCTTGGCACCAAGGTGCTGACCGAGTTCATCCTGACGCAAGCGCAATGGCGCGCGCTGGTACCGGAGACCATCATCGGCGCCTGCTGGCACGACTGGTACATCGGCTTCTACAACGATGGGACCCGGCGCGCGTTCATGATCAACACGCAGCGCCCGCAGGACGGGATCATCTTCGTGGCGCAGGGCGCCTACGCGGTCTTCTCCGATCCTCTGAGCGACACGCTGTACCTGCTGGACGCAGGCAACGTGATCAAGAAGTGGGATGCCGGAACGGTGGGCAGCGCCACCTACCGCAGCCGCGTGTTCCGCCACCCGAGGGCCGTGTGCCCGGGTGCGGCGCGCATCATCGCCACCACGTACCCGGTGACGTTCAGCATGTGGGCTGACGGCACGCTGAAGGTCAACGCAGTGACGGTTAACAGCGACCGCGCGTTTCGGCTTCCCAGCGGCTACACGGCCGAGGAGTTCCAGTACCAGATTGCCGGCACAGGCCCCGTCGAGGGCGTGTTCATCGGCGAAGAGATGGTTGATCTTCCGTGAGCACCGACTGGTACACCGATGGCGACCGGCGCGGCGAGAACGACCAGATCTACGACCTGCCTGCGTTGCCGCCCAATGCGAGCGACGCCGAGGTCATGGACTGGCTGCGCATGCTGGCGCAGTGGATGCGCACGCGCGAGCCGGTGGCCGAAGGCTCGATCTTCACCAAGTTCATGACCTATGGCGCCGCGGTGCGCCTGAAGCTGCTTGACGAGCAAGACCTGATCGGGGACGACGACGACCCGGGGACCGGCAACGACGACACCAATGTCGATGACACCTTCGTCGACATCTACGCCCGCGACATGACGCCCAGCGTCACCGCCGGATGCAGCGCCTTCACGACCATCGAGACGGCATCGAACAAGCCCAATCTGCACGTGCTGCTGTTCGATCCCACGACGTCCGAAAGCGCGCAGTTCGCGCTGCTGATGCCCAAGGGCTGGGTGGGCGGCTCGATCCAGTACCAGGTCTACTGGAGCCACGGGTCTGGCGGCAGTGGGTTCGGCGTGAAGTGGAGCATCGAGCCGCAGGCCAGCAACGACGGCGAGAGCATGTCGGTGGCCTGGAACGGCTCCAAGGACGTGACGGACATCGGTGGCGTGGCCGATACGCTATACATCAGCCCCTTCAGCGAGGCGGTGCGCATCGACCCCAGCGTCACCGCCGAGGGCGATCTGATCTTCTTCAAGATCAGCCGGCTTCCGGCCGATGCTGCGGACACGCTGAACATCGACGCCAGGCTGCATGCGATCCGCTTCAACACCGGAGAGGTGGCGGTGGTGGATAAGCCGCCATTGCCGACCTACACAGGCACCGTACTGCTGCGGCTCAACTTCGATGGCACCCATGGGGCTACGACGTTCGCAGACAGCGGGCCCAACGCCTTCACGGTCACAGGCGATGCGACCACGGCCTACCTGAGCAACGCGCACAGCAAGTTCGGGTCGACCAGTCTGCGCCTTGGCTCGCGCAACCCCACCATGTCCGCGATCACCAGTTCGGTGTTCGACCAGATTGCGGCCAACGAGCCGGTTACGGTATCGGTGTGGGTCTACCACGTGGCATCGCTTGCCGTCACGGCAGCGCCGCAACTCTGGCGCTGGCAGCAGGGCGGTGGCGCCTACGACACGATCAAGCAGTATTCGCTGACTGCCAAGATCGAGTACGACAACGAGCAGGTTGGACCGGCGATGACGGCTGTCGCCTACTCAAGCGGGGCTTGGACGCACGTTGAATGGGGGTTCGATGGCACCACGGCCTACCTCTTCATCAACGGCGCGTTGGCCTGGAGCGGCGCGCGCAACCGAGGCCTGGTGACGACGGGAGGCGTGTTCTACATCGCCAACTTCTCGACACCCATCGCGTCAGATGGGACCGAGGTCTACATCGAGAACCTGTTCGTGCTGCGGGGCCAGTGTCTGCACACGGCCGCCTTCACGCCGCCCACGGCGCGCTACTGACGCGCCATCGAATACGAGTTTTGGACGTTGTGCGCGTCCATGTCCATCCATAGGCTCGTCCAGCCCGAGCCGCATTGCGCAGCAGGCACCCATGGCCATTAACACCAATCCCGTCTTCAAGCCCGGTCAGGACCTGACGCCGGAGCAGCTTCAGCAGATCCTGGCGCTGCGAGGAAACCATCAGGACACGCTGGGCCAGCAGGCATGGTTTGGGTCTCCAGAAGGCGGCGAGTACCGCCGCATTGGAGACATGCGCTCCGAATGGCAGATGGGGTCTGGCAAGTTTAGCCCGTTCCTCACCTACTACCCCGGCTACACCACTGACGGGACCGGTGGGGATGCAGAGAACCAGCGGTTCACCGGCACGGGCGAGTACGTCATTTTTCAGCCCCGCAACTCCAGCACCTGGGGCGGCAACGATGTCGCCGACGTGTGGGACACCAATGGAAAGTGGATTGGCACCAACAGCGGCGCTACGGACTTGCGCAGCCTGGCGCGCTTGGCGGCCATGTCGTATGGGGCCTATGCCGGTGCGGGCGCGGCGGCCGGGTCCGGTGCTGGGGCTGGCACTGGTGCCGCGACAACCGCAAGCTCGTCGGCGGTCCCAACCGTGTCCGTCACCGCCGAGTCGCTGGGCGCCATCCCGGGCCTGAGCGATGTCGGCATGGGCGGACTGACGACGGCCGGCGGCGGCACGGCCGGAGGCCTGGGCGCGGGCACGCTTTCGGCTGAGAGCCTGGACGCCATCGAGGGCCTGTCGAGCGTGGCATCGGAGATCGCGCCCATCGGCTCCGAGAGCATCATCGGCGCCACCGAGGCGGCGGCCGGCGGTGGAACGACGGCGGGCCTTACCTCGGCCGACAAGGCCGCCCTCTACGGCGCCGATGGATACGGCACGGGAATGACCGGCGCGCAGACGTCGGTCTACGACGGAGTTCTCAAGGCCACCGGCAGTACGGACCTTGCTTCCACGCTGGCCAGCAACAGCACCGTGGCCAGCGGCTTGGACACGCTTGCCGATGGCGCCAAGACCGTGGCGTCCACCAACGGCTTCGACACGCTGGCCAAGACGGTGGTGACTGGCGCGCTTGCCGACAAAGGCGCCGACGCACTGACCGATCCGGTGGACACGAGTCGCTTCGACCAGCTTTTCTCGAACCTGCTGGACGAGCAGAAGAAGGCCAGCACACGGTCCGAGGACGAGTGGCAGAACTACATCAACACGTGGCGCCCGATCCAGCAGCAGTACGCGGATCGCGTCATGAACTTCGACACCCCGGCGCGGCGCGAGCAAGCGGCCCAGGATGCCGGGCTGGCCACGGCGCGCAACTTCGACATCCAGCGCGCGCAGGATGCCCGTGACATGGCCCGCATGGGCGTGGACGGCAGCACCATTGCCATGCTGGGCTCGGCGGCCGGCCTGGAGCAGGCCAAGGCGGAGGCTGGGGCCGAGAACACCGCGCGCTCGGACATCGAGAAGACGGGTCTTCAACTGCTGTCCGGAGGCGCCAACTTCGGGCGCAACTTGGTGAACTCGTCGGCCCAGCAGTCGCAGATTGCCACGGGCACGACGAACTCGGCCAACGGCGTGCTCAACACCCAGGGCAACCTGCAGAACCAGAACACGCAGAACAAGAACGCATTGGTCGGCGACTTGTTCCAGACCGGCATGCAGCTTTGGGGGCTGTCCGACGCCAAGAAGACCGGAACCGGAGGCTGATGATGGCAGGACTCGGGCTCGCGCAAGGCATCCGCGACTACCAGAACACGTACCAGAACCAGGTGCAGTTCCAACAGCAGCAGGAGCAGGTCCAGCGCCAGAGACAACTGCAGGCCGACATCGATGCCGCCAACAAGGCCGGCATGGACGTGATCTCGCAGAGCCAGCAGGAATGGCGGGCCATGGGTGCGCCTGGCGAGTATCGGCCGAATGCTGAAACGTTCTTTCGTGCGGCCGAGGCGCGCGGCAACGCACTGGCAAGGGCCGGCCGATTCGACCAGTTCATGGAGAACGAGGCGCGCATCGCGCCCCTGAAGATTCGAGCCCGCACTGAAGCCCTGCGGCGCTACGAGACCGATGGGGACTTCGACCGACTGGCGCGGTCGGTCTACCCGACGCTGTTCGATGGCATGACCATCAAGGGCAGCGAGGTCGTCGGCGGCAATGACGACAGTGCCGGCCCGCCCGAGCCGCCGAAGTACAAGTTCCGGCTGTCCAACGGCTCCGACGTGGTGCTGGAGCCGGCCAAGCTCGTGAGCACGCTCAAGGCTTCGCTCGTGGATCCCGCGGAGTCCGCCAAGCGCGAGGCGCTGCTGAACTTCGAGCGCGCCAAGACCGAGATCCATACCGCCGGCCGAATCAAGGAGATCGACGCGCAGCACAAGGCCAACCTGGGCCTTGAAAGCGTGCGGCAGGACGGACGCATCGAGCTGCAGGACGCGCGTGATCAGGCCGCCATGGATCGTGAGATCCAGCGCGGCGAGAACATGGTTCGGCGCGCGGCCGAGCAGAACAAGCGCCCCACGGCCAGCGGCGGATCCAACGCACCGCGCGGTGCCGATGGCATGACTCCGAGCGAGCGTCTGCGTGGCGACCAGAGCCGACGCCTTGGCGCGGAGCGCCAGGTCGACCTGTTGATCAAGCAGATGCGCGAGAAACGCGCCCAACTCGATGGAGCGCGGCGCGAGGACAAGGACGCCATCCGCGCCGAACTGCGTGACCTGCAGGGCAAGTTGACGACGGCCAACGATGCCCTTGAGCAACTGAACCAGCCCAACGCAGGTGGTGGTCAGTACCGCACGCCGATGGCGTCGGATGCTGGACTTGAGATGGCGCGCGCCGAGGCCGTGTCCACTGGCCAGCCGGTGCAGGTCGACATCGGCGGCAAGCGCGGGACGATCGACGCCAAGGGCGGGCTGTCGGATGCGGCATCCGCGAAGACGACGGCCAAGCCAGCGGCTGGCGCAAAGACTTCCCAGTCGATCGACATGGACGCTGCCGCCGTTGTGAAAGCCAACCTGAAGGCTGGGCGCATCACGCGCGACGAGGCCATCAAGCAACTTCGCAAGTTGGGCCTTCAGTGAAGGCAGAGGACTTTCTCGACGACCAAGAGCCGCCGCCCAGCGCGGAAGGGTTCCTTGACGCGCCCGAAGCGCCGACTGCGGCCAGTTCCATGCCAAAGGACGCGCAGCAGAGCCTTGCGCGTCCTGCCTGGGAGGCTGACCGAAGCCAGCTAGATCAGCGCCGCCGCAATCGCTTCGCGGAGAATGACCCGCGCCGTGTTGATCGTCCGTGGCAGCCCGGTCCCGGCCAATCCGTTCTTGACCGTCCGCAAGCACTGGACTACGGCAACCTGCTGGATCAGCAGGGCCGCACGCGCGCCGAGATGGCGGCGCTCGAAGCAGAGCCTGGGGCCAACAGAAGCCCGCAGCGTCAGGCCGCCGACGCCAAACAAGCGGCACTCGAAAGCCGGCCGCTGCAGCAGGCCAAGCCACTTGAGTTGACCAACCGGATCACGACCGGCATCCGCGAATCGGTGTCGAACCCCGCAGCGCGTGGCGTGATCGCTGGTGTCAGCGAACTTGGCAAGGTCGGCACCGGAGCCGTGCGGCTGGCGGCCGATCTGGTCGGCGCGAACGACGTGGCCGGGTTTGCGGCCGGGGCCGAGCATCGCGCTGGCGCCATCAGTGAAGGGGCCACTCAAGACCTCAAGGGCAACGACAAGCTGGTGGCCGACGTGTTCTCGTCAGTCGTCAACTCGTTGCCGTCAATGGCCCTCGGGACCGTTGGCGGGCCAGCGCTGCGAACGTTGTTCGCTCAGTCGGCCATGCAGGAGTATGGCGCTGGGCGCGACGCCGGCTTCGGCGTTGACGAGTCGCTGCAACGCGCGGCCATCTTCGGCTTTGCAGAAGCGCTTGGTGAGCGGTTCGGATTCCCGCAGCAGATCAAGCTGCTGAAGTCGCTGGGCAAACAGCTCCCTACGGATCAACTGTCCAAGACCCTTGGCGAGATGATCGCCAAGGAGGTGCCTGGCGAGCAACTGACGACGGCCATTCAGTTCATGGCCGACAAGATCGGCCCCGCCGCGCTGAGGCCGAATGCTGGCATTGCGGACTACCTGGATGCGGCGGGCGAGACGCTGAAGGTCACGCTGGCGCAAAGCGCACTGATGGGCGGCGGCCCCGCCGCGCTTGGCGTCACCCGCAACGAGTTGGCTCGCGCCGATGCTCTGCGCGGATCGCCGACCGAGGCCTTCTTTCGGCCGCAGTCGGCCATGCCGCCGACACAGGCCAAGTCCGAAGCCGTCAAGCGCTTCGACGAACTGGCCGCCGCCCACGGCATCAACAGCGCCGCCGTGCAGCGCGCCAAGGCAGCCACGGCCGACATGCCGGCCGACGAGGTGCCCGGGTTCCTGGCTCGGATGACGGATGCGCTGACCAAGCGCCGCCTGGTGGCCAAGCCCATCGACCATCAAAGCCTGCAGGAGCTGGGCCAGGCGCTGGGCGACAAGCCGGCCGAGCCGCCGAGCGACAAGGCGTCGCAGGCCGTCGACAACATCGAGTCCATCCTGCGGCGCGGTGGTGCGCTGCCGGATTCCGAGGCGGGCCGGTCGCCCGCAGCAACTGGAGGCGCAGATGGCCAAACCCAAGAAGAAGCCCAAGGGCTGCTGAAGAAGGACGCGCCGGCTGATGTCACGACGGCCGGCGCGCTGGACTACACCGGGCTGGACGAGGCCGCGCAACCGCGCAAGGTCGAAGGCGAGCCCATCAATCGCAAGTGGACGGCCTTTGCCCCCGAGAGCGGCACGCTGTCCATTCCGCGCGAGCAGATGCCGCAGGTGGACGCCGAGCACCGCGGCGCGCTGGTGAACTTTCTGGCGGCGCGCGGCGTCGCGGCTGATCAGGAAACCGTCTCGGCCGACAGCCTCAAGCCCACGCAGCGCGAGTTCGAGCCCGGCAAGGTCAAGGCCATGGCCGAAGGCGGCGGCAGCAAGCGCCGCATCCTGGTGTCCTCGGACGATCACATCCTGGATGGACACCACCAGTGGCTGGCCAAGCGCGAAGCCGGGCAGCCGGTGGACATCATCCGGCTGGACGCTCCGGTTCAAGACCTGTTGCGCCTGGCGCATCAGTTCCCCAGCAGCACCACGGCGCGCGGCCCGAAGGCGCCCGCGCCGCAGGAGGCCGCCAATGCCAAGCCTGAGCTACCAGATCCTGCCGATGTGGCTGCTGGAGGCCCTGATGAACCAGGTGCTGCTGGCGCACGAAGCGGCGGAGATCAACGACCTGATGCTGCTGTCGCAGTCGGACGTGACGGTCCTGCCCCCGCACCTGCACCCAGCGGCCGAGAGACTGGCCCTGTGGGAGATGGAGGCGGACCAGACGCTGCACTGACGCCGGCCGCGCCCAAGCCCCGCATCCTGGGCAGCTACGGCCGCAGCCCGGCCGGCGCGACGCAGATCGAGCTGCGCCCCAACGAAGACGGCACGCTCACGCCCTACACCGGCAAGTACGCCATGGTCGAGCACGAGTCGGGCGAGCCGATCCGCGTGCCGGCCGGCGCCAGCGATGCCGAGGTGGTGGACGCCATCCGCGCATCCGGTGCGGTGACGAACCGGGATCGGTTCTTCGGCGTGAAGGTCGACAAGGCCGACAAGTCAAGCGCCGCCCCGGCTGACGCGGGCGAGAGCGGGCAAACGGGTGGTGATGGCGCCGCCCAGCCCGGGGCGGCGACCCAACCCGACGATGCGCAGGACGCGCAAGCGCGGCGGGCCGAACTGGTGCAGCGCGCCACGTGGCTGCGCAAGCTCATCAAGTGCCTGGACTCGTGATGGACCAGGACGCCAAGCGCATCGCGTCGCTGATCGAAAGCGCCCTGGCCGACATGGCGACGGCAGCCGGTGACGGCGCCCGCTCGCTGGGCCTCATCGAAACCGCGCTGGCCGAGGCCATCGACCGGCTGGAGCGGCGCGGCGTGATCGAGCCGGCCACGCTGCTGAAGGCCATCTCCGAAGCGCGGCCGGTGGTGCACGTGAACGTGCCGCCAGCGCCTGCACCGGTGATCCAGATGCCGCCGCCGCCCGCCGAGTTCGTGGTGTCGCGCCCTGGGCTTTCCGGGCAGCCCGACGTGGTGCTCATGAAGATCAGGCGATCGGCATGACGGGTTTCTTCATTGCCGCCCCAGGCGGCGCATTCAAGGAGTGAGCACATGGCGCTCGTAGTTCCCAACCATGGCGAAGGCGATGCGCTGAAGGCCTTCGTCAACCACACCGCCGCCTCGGACCTCATCTTGAGGCTCTACAGCAGCAACACCACGCCGGCCGAGACGGACACCGCGGCGTCGTTCACCGAGTACAGCGCGACCGGCTACTCGGCCATCACGCTGACGGGCTCAAGCTGGACGATCACCGAGGGCGCCCCCAGTTCGGCGGCCTACTCACAGCAGACCTACACGATGACCGGCGCCGGCGACGCCTACGGCTACTACATGACGCGCGCCACCGGTGGCCGCCTGTCGCTGGCCGAGCGCTTCACCAGCGCGCCGTTCAGCATCCCCAGCGGCGGCGGGACGATCAAGGTGACACCGCAGATCACGGCCGACTAAGAAGGAAGCAACCATGAAGACCTGGGACAAGAGGCAAGGCGTGTGGGTCGAGTCCAATGAGGGCGTCGGCATCCGCACCTTCGAGACGGTCGACATTGCCGGCCGTGACCTCGATGTGGGCTACATCGACATCGTGGATGGCTCCGGCCAGACCATCGCGGCCCGTGTGCCCGAAGCCTCGCTGACCAACGTGCGCATCGCCCGCCGCGCGTCGATTCCGCCCGACCGCATCGGCCACCTCAGCGCCGAGGCGCTGGCGCGGATGGGGTACGTGTGATGACGCCCGAGCAACGCGCCGCGCTGGTCGCTGCCGACATGGCCGTGACAGCCGGCCAGGCCGCGCTGACGGCGATGGCCGAGGCCGTGCGCGTGCTGCGCGTGTCGCTGGCGGATGCCCCTGCGCCTTCGCCTGCGCCTGCGCCCGAGCCCGCGCCAGCACCGGAGCCGCCTGCACCACCGCCTCCGGCGCCCGAGCCAACCGGCCGCTACCGCGCCGAGTCGGCGCAGCTTTTCCAGCCCATCGCGCAGGCCGTCATCCCGCCGCGCCTGCCGGGCCAGGCCCCGCGCCCGCTGGATTACTACGGCCCCGACGCCGCTCATGTGGAGTTCCAGGCCGGCTGGCCATGGAAGAACAAGGGCGGCGACTGGATCGACGCAGACGGCGTGCCGCAGGGGACGAAGCCATGGGCCGCGCTGAAGATCGTTGCGCCCGAGCGCGTCGAGACGGCGTTCAGCGTGGACATCACGGCGATGCTGGCCGAGGCCATGCGACGTGGCATCGCGTTTGCGTTCCTGCTGCAGGGCAACGGCACGACCGACGTGAGCACGCGGTTCGGCGCCAGCCCGGCGAAGGTCATCGTCACCCTGACCGATGGCAGCACGCGCGAGCTTGAACTGCAGTTCGCCGGCCCGGCCAGCGTGCCGTCTCCCGCGCAGGCCTTGCCGACGATGGCGCTGCCGGCCTTCTACGAGTTCGCCAAGCCCGATGAGGTGCCGGTGTCCGCGGTCCTGCACTTCACGGCCGTGGTGCGGAACAAGTACAGCAAGCCCGACGCGGCCATCTACCTGCTGTGCCCTGACCGCACCCTGCCGGCCAAGCGCCTGGACGGCGTGGACGGCGGCGCACTGGACGCCGCGATCTTGTCGGTGCCGTCGATCATCGGTGCACATC